GGCCGCCACCGGATCGGGATTGGCGGTTGGGGCGCTGGAGCGGCTGAACCTGACGGCGGAAGCCTTGCAGGCGCTGCCGCTGGATCAGCGCATCCTGGCGATTCAGGACGCCTTGACTACTCTGGTGCCCGAGGCGGAACGTGCCGCCGTGGCCTCTGATCTCTTTGGCGACCGGGCGGCCCTGGCCTTCCTGCGCATCGATGCGGCCACCCTGCGGGAGGCGGCACAGGACGTGCGCGACTTTGGCGTGGCGGTCAGCGCGAGTGATGCCGCCCAGATCGAGCGCACCGGCGATGCCATCGCCCGGCTTGGCCTGATTTGGCTGGGGCTGAGCAACCGGCTGACGGCGGCGGTCGCACCGGCGTTGGAGACAGTGGCGAATGCGCTGGCCGACATGGCGCGGGGTACTGGCCCCGTTGGAGGAGCACTTACGGCTCTCTTCGGTCAGCTGGAGCGGCTTGCGACCTATGCCGTGACCTTCGCAGCCCTGATAGCCGGGCGCTGGGTCGTGGGTCTTGCGGCTGCAGCGCTGTCGGTGCACGGCTTAGCGACAGCACTCATCTTTCTGCGCGGCGCGTTGATCCGCACCGGGATCGGGGCACTGGTGGTGGGCGCGGGCGAGTTGGTGTTCCAGTTCGGGCGGCTGTTGCAGGGCGCGGGCGGGTTTGGCGCAGCATTGGCACTGCTCGGTGATCTTGCCCGTGAAGTCTGGAACCGCATGCAACTTGGCGCGATCGCGATGGGTCTGGAGATCTTGGCGAGCTGGGCCGGGATCCGGGCCGCGATCGCCGAGGCGCTGCAGGCGTCGCTGGTAGCCGTGGTCGGCTTTGGCAACGCCACGCTGAACACCTTCCAGGGCGCGCTGGAGGCAGTGAAGGTGCTCTGGTCGGCCCTGACCGGCACCATTGGCGAGTTTGCCTATGGCGCGGCCAATGCGCTGATCGGCGGTGTCGAGGCGATGTTGAATGGCGTGGCGCGCCGGATCGACGGCTTCCTCGAAGGGATCAATTCCGGGCTCGATGTGCTGGGTGTCGAGAAGCGCGTGCCGCTGATTGGCACAATTGAGCTTGGCGGCATCGAGAACCCGTTTGCTGGGGCTGCGGCCAATGCTGGGACGGAGGCCCGTGCGGCCTTTGAGGCGGCCTTCGGCCAGACCCCGATTGCGCCACCGGATCTGGGGCTGACCGCAGGTGCGTCGGCGGCGCGGGCGGAGACAGAGGCACTGCGGGGCACATTGGCCGGTGTGGCCGCGGCCGCCTCAGCTCCACTGCAGTCTGTCGCCGCCCTGCGGACGGCAGTTGCCGCGGGATCGGCCGAGGCAATGACGGGCCTTGGTGCGACACAGGCTTCCGCCACCGGGCTCGAGGCTGCGCTCGATGGCGCAGGAGATGCGGCGAACCGTACGGGCAGTGCGGGTCGCGCCGCGGGAGGTGCACTCAGTGCGGCCGCCGACACCGCAAAGACCGCCTGGGAGGCCACCGCCGAGGCCGTCGGCGCCGCTGCGGAGAAGTCGCGCGAGATTGCCCAAGGCCTCGCGCAGGACATCACCGGCCCGATCAAGGAGGCACTCAAATCCGGCGAGTTCAGCTGGGAGACATTTGCCGGGGCGATCTCGCGGATTGCGCAGAACCTCGCCACCCGGCTGATCGAACTTGCCTTCAAGCCAATCGAGACGATGCTGCTCAACGCCTTCATGGGCGGCGGGAGTGGTGGAGGGGGTATCCTCGGCAGCCTGTTCGGCTTTGCCAGAGGTGGCGTCTTCGCCGGTGGTGCGGCACTGACAGCCTTCGCGCAGGGCGGGGTCGTGAACCGGCCAACGGTGTTCCCCTTCGCCAAGGGTGTGGGACTGATGGGCGAGGCAGGGCCCGAGGCGATCCTGCCCCTGCGACGCGGCAAGGGCGGCAGGCTCGGGGTGGAGATGAGCGGGAACGGTGGCGCGGCGGCCCCTGCTGCACAGATGTCGACACGCATCATCAACGTCCTCGACCCGTCAGTCGTCGGCGATTACCTCGCCACCTCCTCGGGTGAACGCGCAATTCTGAACGTGATCCGCCGCAATCGAGGTTCCCTCAATGCCTGACTGGTTTGGCGACCCAAGGCTCTGGCCGTTTCCAGCGGCAGAAAATGTCAGCGAAGTGCTGGAATGGCGCACAGATGTGCTGCAGGCCCGCGCGGGCGAGCAGCGCATCGCGCTGAGGTCCTTGCCCCGTGAGATTGTAACCTTCAGGCATCGTTGTGACGCCCTGAACATGGCGCGCGCTGCGGAACTCGCACGGGCGGCATTTGCGGGGGACTGGCTGGTTCCGCTGTGGCACATGGCACAGCAGCCGATGGTAGATCTTGTTCAGGGCGACCTGGAGATTGCGCTGAATACCAGTGTCGCGGATTTCCGCGCAGAGGGATTTGCCGCGATCGCTATGGATGGTGGCGAAGCCGCGCCGGTAGAGATCAACGCCATCCAGCCAGACCGGTTGATCCTCGCTGAACCCTTGGTCCTGCAAGCACCGACGATGACGGTATCCGCAGGCAGAGTCACGGTGGCCCCTTTGCGCATCGGCATCCTAGCTGCAGAAGTCGAGTTTGTCCGCCGCCGCCAGAACGATGGCACGGTCAGCGCGACCTTTCTGCTGCGTGACGCCCCTGACCTGACGCCTCCCGTCATACCCAGCTATCTCGGCTCCTCGGTTCAGACGCATCCAAGCCTGACCCGCGCGCCGCTGTCGGCAAGCCTGCGCCGCGCCGTCGAATACGTCGACAATGGCTTTGGACCCGTGGTGATCGAGCCACTGCGTGATGTCTTCGAGCGCGATGAGACCATCACGCTGAAGACGCAAGGTCCCGCGGAGAGATGGGCCCTGCGCCGCTGGCTCTGGTCGGTGCGCGGACGGCAGGCGAGCTTCTGGCTGCCAACCTGGGGGCGTGAGCTGCAGCTGCAGGCGGCCATGACCCCGGGCTCGGCGCAGATACGCGTGGCCCCTGTTGCAGAGCTGACAGCCTATGTCGGCCGCAAGATCCTGCTGGAAATGCCAGGTGGGCCGCGGTTTCGGACGATTACTGCCGCTGTCGCGGACGGCGCAAATCACCGGCTGACGATTTCGTCGAACCTTGGTGAACCAGTGCCCGTGGGGACGAAGGTGCATTTTCTGACGTTGGTTCGTTCCGACGCCGACCGCGTCGAGATCGAACACGGTGCTGTATTCAGCGAGGTGACTTTGCCGGTTCTAGAAGTGACCGAGTGAAGTCGTTCATTCCAAGAATAGTCGAAGGTGCAAAAAAGGGCCGCGCTCGGTCATCCTGCTTGGCTGCTTACACTCGATCCGCAGCACGGTGCTCGGGGGCCCCCATTGAAATGCAGTCCCCCACGTCCTTTTTTAGCTGTTTCGTTGACTTGCTCACAGAACCCGAATCGGCGCGCGGCGCAAGCATCTGTAACCGATGCGCGAGCGAGAGCCGAAACGATGGGTGTGACGGTGAACGGGCTGGCCATCGTGAATGCGGAACCAACGCTCGCGGATTACTACCGCACAAGATTGATCACGGGGCCAGTAGCCTTCGTAATGGAAGCGGGGGATTTCCTCGCCTTCGGCAATGCAATTGTGAAGAAACTGGAACGGGAGATCGAGCCGCAACTTTCAGCCTCGCACCAAGATGCAAATAACTGAGGAGCAGGTGTCGCGCTCGAGCCGTTTGGTCGAAAAAGCAGTGTGACCAGAAGTGCACCTAGTGGTTATCAGACAATTTTTATCTGAAAGAACTGGCACGTTGCGCTGAATTCAGAAGCGCCGTGCACCGCTGGCTATTCTTGCTGCAGTGATTGAAAGTAGACGATCACACTTTCTGTTGTGCGGCAGGGCAACCCGTGCAATGTCCGTCGGGGAGCCCCGTCGACGCGGGCTCGCGTCGGGAGGACGCTTTAGTGCAATTAGCTTTAAAAGTGGTGTTCAAGGCGTCCGTACGATGACAGTTGGGCTCCTTGTCTATATTATGGTCCCTTTAAATGTTGTGATCCTCATGACCGCAGTGGGACTGAACCTCACAGTCGGGTCGGTGCGCGACGTCCTGAAGCACCCAAGGAGCCTTCTCATCTCCACCCTCCTCCAATTCAGCCTGCTACCAACAGCTGCATTGGGGCTCATCTGGCTTCTTGAACCACCCGCCATGATTGCGCTCGTGATCCTCGCAATCGCGATCAGTCCGGGCGGCACCCTATCGAACTCTTTCACGCACCTGATTGGCGGTAATCTCGCGCTGTCTATCGTGATGACGACGATCACGACCTTGCTTGTCTCGGTCTCAGCGCCCGTCGTGTTGGCAATCGCGTATACCTTCGGACTCCTTGACATGAAAGTTGCTTCAAGGCTGGATCCGCTGTCAGTCGCTTGGGATTTGGCGCGATTTGCGCTTCTTCCGATCCTGGCGGGGTGTCTGTGCGCGCATTTTCTTCCCGCTGTCGCATCGCGGCTCCGTCGCGCCATGGACGTGCTCAGCATTCTTGCGATCGCAGTCATCCTGGTAAGCTGCATCGTCGTAAGCCTGCCAGTCATCCAGAAGGCTGCGTCCCTCACCCTCTTCTATGCCGCCGCATTCAGCCTCACGTTGTTTGGAATAGGTGCCGCTGTGAGCCGATTGTTACCCCGCGAGGATCGCAGCGCCTGCTTTATCGAGTTTGGTGTCAGGAACCTTCCGATTGCTCTCGTCCTATCGAGCGGATCGACCCCCTCAACGGAGATTGTTGCCTTCCTGCTTTGCTACTTCGTCATCAACACGGCAATGCTCTTTGTCATGACGTTCGTCACGAGAATTCCCTCCAATGCATCGAAGCGCAGTCGCGCAGGCCAATGAGCGCCACGATAGGCGGCGCCAAGCTGCGCATGCCGTTACGAACCGACGTTCCGCTACGATTTGTTGGAGGCGTAGGATGGGGTTAGACGCGGCCCTAAAATGAACTGAGCCCATGATGACCTATGAAGCAGTCGAGGCCTCCACCGCCGAGGGCCGGCCCTATTACCTGTACCAGTTCATCGAAGGCGAGCAGATCTGGCGCTTCACCAGCCGTGCCAGTGACTGGATCAGCGCGGCCAGCGAGGGTGGTGATGTGGTCTGGGAGGCGGCGGCGATCTCCCATGGTGATGTCATCCAAAGCAGCGATATCGAACGCGGCCGGCTCGAGATTACCTTGCCGCTCTCCCAGGCCTTCGCTGCGCGGTTCCTGGCGCCGCTCGGTAATGCGCCCGTGACGCTGACAATCTTTCGCGGCCATGAACAGGTGCTGGGCGAGACCGTAGCGCATTGGAAGGGCCGCATCGTCGGAGCGGAAGCGGAGGGCGCGCGGCTGATCCTGTCCGCCGAGTCGATCTTCTCCACCCTGCGCCGCGCCGGGGTACGGGCACAGTACCAGCGGATCTGTCGCCATGCGCTTTACGGGCGTGGCTGTGGGCTCGATATCTCGCAGCATCCCGCAATCCTGACGGTCGCCGCAGTTTCAGGCGCGACTGTCACCGTGCCAGGCGCTGCGGCCCAGCCCGACGGTTGGTTTCGCGGCGGCGTGCTGCGCTTTGGGGTGCAGCTCGGCTTTATCATCGGACATGTCGGCGCGACGATCACCCTGTCGCGCCCAATGCCGGAGCTGGCATCAGCCTTGGCCAACCAAGCCCTCGACCCTACTACCGGCGTCCCGATGCCCCTCACCATCGACATCGCACCTGGCTGCGATCTGCGTGCCGAGACCTGTGCCGCGAAGTTCGGCAATCTGCTGAACTTCGGCGGCTTTCCCGGCATCCCCGGCCGCAATCCCTTTGGTGGCGGCTCTATCGTCTGACACGGCGCCGTCGCGCCACACTACGATCGGCAATCCCCCATGGTCTGGACCTTCATCGCGCGGCTCGTGCTCGGGCTGCTGCTCTCAGCGCTGTCCTATGCACTGAGCCCACGGCCGAAGACCGAGAAGCCGCAGGCCGCAGGGTTGGACGATTTCTCACTGCCTACTGCCGAAGAAGGCCGCCCGATACCTGTTGTTTTCGGCACCGTGCTGATCACCGGGCCAAACGTCGTCTGGGCTGGCGATCTCAAGGTCGATCCGATCAAGAAGAAAGGCGGCAAGAAGTGACACGCCCAACGCCGTCCGACCTCACCCGCGTCACAATCCAGGACATCCGCGCCGTACGCTATTGCCTGCCTGGCGTGCGGCCCTGGTTTCGCCGCCATGGCCTCGACTGGCAGGCCTTCCTTGACGCTGGCCTTCCGGCCGAGACGCTGCGCGCCACCGGCGATGCGCTGGTGGAACCAGTGATCGCTCAGGCCAAAGCCCGCGAGAGTGCGACGGTGACCCATGGGCGGTAACAAGGCGCAGACCGTTGGCTACCGCTATTCGCTTGGCCTGCACCTCGCGCTTTGCCATGGGCCGATCGATGCGATCCGCGAGATCCTGGTCGATCGCCGCACCGCCTGGTCGGTATTGACCGGCAGCGGCACCAGCGGTGGCGGGGCCGCGGTCGAGACCCGGATAGGATCTGTCGCGGGCCTGAGCGCCACGCCGGCGCTTGCGGGGGCTCTTGGGGCCACGCTCACGTTTCCCGGCACGCTTTCCGGCATCCGGATCGGCCGGGACTATCGACTGCGTCTCGCCAATGGCACGGACCAGACCGTGACTCTGCGCGGCGCCACCTTCGATGCGGGCACAGGCAGAACCCGCTGGACCGTGCTGCCTGAAGTCCTGAGCTTTGCTGCCCAAACGGTGCAGGTCTTTGAGGCAACGCTGGCAGCCAGCAGTGCCGGAGCCGGTGGCGGACGCATTCGCCTCGACAAGCCCGACCTCTTTGGCGGCGACGGCCGCGAGGGCGGGATCACGGCTGATGTCGATGTGCTGATGGGAGGGCCCACCCAAGGTGCCAATGACTATCTCACCGCGCGCATGGGCGGTGCCGTGCCCGCCTGGCGCGGGCTCTGCAGCCTGGTGCTGCGGCAGGTCTATCTTGGCAATAATCCCTACCTGAAGCCCTGGGCGGTCCGCGTGACCCGCGTGCTGACGGGAGAGGCCGGGGTCTTGCAATGGTATCCCGAGACAGCACCCATCGTGCCCGAGGCCAATATCTCGGATGCTGCGATCTACATTGCGCTTGATGTCTCAGGCTCAATGTCCGGATCGCGCATGTCGGCCCAGAAGGCCGGCGTGGCCGCGCTGCTGCGCGAGATTGCCGACAGCGTTGATCCCAACCGGCCGAACGACATCCGCATCGTACTCTGGAATTCCGGCGTCGCCGGCGCGATCGAGCGGCGCAACATGGGGGATCAGGCCTATGCCGAGCTTGAGGTCTGGATGCTGGCGCTCTCCAACTCGACCTTGGGCGGCACCAGCTTTGATGCGGCCTTCACCCAGGCTGCGGCCTTCTTTGCCGGCGGCGGATCAAAGCGCCGCATCGTGATCTTCGTGACCGATGGCGCGCCCTCCCCCGCAAGTTCGGTCGATGCGGCGCTCGCCATTATCCGCACGTTGCCACCCTCTGACATCTTCGGCTTCAATATTTCTCTGGCGGATACGAGCGCCACGGCGCGCATCGACAACACACCGGTGGACGGCGTGCCGGTGATCCCGCCCGGCAATCCGAAGGCGCTGGTCGCCTCGCTGCGTGGCGCCTTTGGCAACGGGCCGGACATGAACCCGGCGCATATCATCCGCGAGGCCCTGACCAACCGCGACTGGGGCCTGGGCTATTCCGGCGCAGAGATCGGACCGAGCTTTGCGGTGGCGGCAGACGCGCTTTACGCCGAAGGCTTCGGGCTATCGCTGATCTGGCAACAGGATAGCTCGATCGAGGAGTTCATCGCCGGCGTGCTCGATCACATCGATGCCGTGCTTTTCATCGACCGGCGCAGCGGGCTGTGGCAGCTGACGCTGATCCGGGCCGGCTATATTGCCACCACGCTGCCCTTGTTTGACGAGACCAATGTCGTCGACTGGGGCCGCTTGGGACGGCGCGCGCCGGGGGATCTGATCAATTCGGTGACGGTACGCTTCACCGATGCCACGACAGATGACACCGGTGCTGTCAGCGTCACCGACACGGCGCGGGTCCAGGCGATGGGCGAGGTGCTGGCCACCACGCTCGATTATCCCGGCATCCGCTATCAGAGCCTCGCAATCCGGGTGGCCGAGCGCGATCTGCGCGCCCTCTCCGCGCCGCTGCTGACCGGGGAGATCGTGGTGACCCGCGAGGGCGCCAATCTCGGGCCGGGCGATGTGATCCGGCTGCGCTCGGCGCGGCTTGGGCTTGATGATGTCGTGCTGCGGATCTCCGAGGTCGGGCAAGGCGACGGGCGCGACAATGGCATTCGCCTCAAACTCGCGGAGGACGTCTTTGCGCTTGGTACCACCGCCATCGCCGGCGGGCGCAGGCCTGCAGAAACCAGTGTCACGGCCACGCCGCGCGCGCTGACGCGGCGCCTGGTCGAGGAAGCGCCCTATTGGCTTTTGGTGCGCGAGCTCGGCCATAGCGAGGCCGACCGCCTGCTGGCCGAGGATCCGGATGCGGGCACGCTGGTTGCTCTGGGCGAGCGGCCCAGTGCCGATGCGCTGGCCGCTCAGCTCTGGGTCGATCCCGGTACTGGCCCGGCGCTGGACGGCCCGGTTGGCTTCGCGCCCTCGGCAGTCCTGAGCGCCGAGGTCTCGGACCACCCCGAGGACCGCATCCTCCCCGTCACGGGTTGGAGCGAGATTGGCGAGGTCGCGATCGGCACGCTTGCGCATATGGGCGGCGAGTTGATCCGGATCGACGGGATCTCGGCGGAGGCTATCACCGTGGGGCGCGGCTGTCTTGACACGGTGCCGGCGGTTCACGAGGCGGGCACGCCGATTGTCTTCTTTGATGAGGCGGC